CGCTTTTTTACTCAGGCGATTTAGTTCATTGCCACCTAAAACCACACCCCGCCCGCCCGCCAAAAACCGCGCCATGGGCCGGCCGCGGATCAGCGACGCCGAGAAAGCCCGCCGCGGGACATTCGAGGCCAATAAGCAACCGAAGGCCCGACGGTCCCGCCGGCGTCCGATCGCCGTCCCCCGGGCATCCTCGCGTGATTACGGCACCATGGCGCGCCAGTACGCGGCCGATGTCCTCGGCGGCCGGATCCCGGCGTCGCAGTGGGTCCGCCTCGCCTGTGAGCGCCAGGACCGCGACACCATCCGCGCGGCGACGGATCCGGCCTGGCCGTACGTGTGGAGCGACGCGCACGCGTCGGAGGCGTGTACGTTTCTCGAGCAGATCCCGCACGTCGAAGGCACCTGGGCGACGACGACGATCCGCCTCGCGCCCTGCCAGGTGTTTTGGGTCTCCTGTCTGTTTGGCTGGCGCCACCGGGCCCACGTCGCGCGCCGGCGGTACACCCTCTGGTACCTCGAGATCGGGCGCAAAGCGGCGAAGTCCACGTTGATGGCGGGGATCGCGCTGTTCCATTTACTGAAGGAACACGAACCCGGCGCCTCGGTCGTGTGTGGCGCGACGACGGGATCGCAAGCGCGGATCGTGTTTGGGATCGCGCAGCGCATGGTGTCGCGCTCGCCGTGGTTACGCGCGCAAGGCGTACAGGCGCTCGCGAATGCGATCATCACCGATGACGGATCCATGCGGCCCGTCAATGCGAAAGCCTCGACACAAGACGGGCTCAACCCGTCGTGTATCGTGCTCGACGAAAGCCACGCCCAAAAGTTTGCCCTCCATGACGTCTTGAAGTCGGCCCAAGGCGCGCGCATCAATCCGTTGATGCTGTGCCCGACGACGGCCGGGTACGATCTGCTGTCCGTCGGCTACGCTCTACGCACCACGCTCACGAAGGTCTTACAACAGGTGTTTGACGCCGAGCACTTTCTCGGGCTGATCTACACGCTCGACGACGGCGACGACTGGCGGGACGCGCGCGCCTGGGAAAAGGCCAACCCGATGATCGGCGTGACGCCCACGCGCGAATGGGTGCAGGCGTATTGTGCCGACGCGCAGCAAACGCCCGGGCTCGAAGGCGAATTCCGCGTCAAGGTCTGCTCGGAATGGTTGCAGAGTGCAAAGACGTGGCTGTCCATGACGCGCTGGGACGCTTGCGCCGACGACACGTTACGCCTCGAGGACTTCGCCGGCGAACGCTGTTACATCGGCGCCGACCTGGCCCAAACCGACGACCTCGCCGCCGTCGCGCTCTGCTTTGAGCGCGGCGACGCCATCGTCGCGTTTGTCAAGTGCTACCTGCCGCGGGACGTCGTCGCCGAGCGCGCGCGCACGGTCCCCGCCTATGCCGCCTGGGCCCGGGCCGGGATCCTCGAGATGACCGACGGCACCATGATTGACTACGCGCGCATTGACGCCGATCTGCGCGCGTGGTGTCGCCTGTTCAACGTGGCCGCCTTGCGCTTTGACCAATACGGATCCGCGGGCCTCGTCTCGAGCCTGGCCGGCGACGGCTTTCCCGCGGCGATCCTCGACAAGTCGCGGAAGTCGTTTACGCCGCCCGCGCGCGAGCTCGAGGCGCGCGTGAAACATCGGCGGTTTCGCCACGACGGGAATCCCTGTCTCAAGTGGATGGCAAGCAACGCCGTCGTCACGCGCGGCGTCGACGATTCGATCCTGCCGAAAAAGGACGGCCCCGAGTCCCCGAACAAGATCGACGGGATCGACGCGATCCTCCAAGCCCTGTCGGCCATGTTGACACCGGCCGCGGCGCCGCCCGTGTATCAAATGCTGTTTCTCGATTGACGAAAGGGCCGACGATGCCACCTAAGCGACTCGGGCGCCCGCCCCTGTTTGACGTCGCCGCCTCGGATCGGATCTCCGTGCACGTCACGCCGGCCCAACGGCTCGAGCTCCGGCGGGTAGCGGGGGATAGTGGCACCACGGCCGCGGGCATCATTCGCGAGGCCGTCAACGAGTACATGGGCGACTATGGCGAACGCCGGACTTTCCGGCGCAGGAAAAGGTAACACCGGCCGCACAATAGCCGCGCGTGACCCGCGCCTATTCGCTGCTGACCATTAAGGCCCTCGACGCCGCGCGCCGGACGATCACCGGGATCGCCTCGACGCCGGAACCCGATCGCATGGGCGACGTCGTCGATCCCCTCGGGATCACCTTCCGGAATCCGCTCCCCCTGCTGCTGTATCACGACACCAAAAAGCCCGTCGGATCCGTCGTCTTCGCGGCGCCCACCGCGGCCGGCCTCGCCTTTGAGGCGACCTTGCCGACCGTCGACGCGCCGGGCGCCTTACGGGATCGGATCGACGAGGCGTGGCAATCCATCACGGCCGGCTTACTCGCGGGTGTCTCGATCGGGTTTCGCCCGCTCGAGGCGCCGCAACCGCAGAAGGGCCTCGGCCTGCGGTTTCTGAAAACCGAGATCCTCGAGCTCTCGCTCGTCACGATCCCCGCCAACGCGGCCGCCACGATCCTCACGATCAAATCGCTCGACCTGGCCGCGTCTGGCCTTCATCCGTCCCGCGATCGGGATCCCCAGTCGATCGTGCGCCTCGAAAAGGGAGCGCCAGCCATGACCATTCAAGAGCAAATTACCGCCCTCGAGCACAAGCGCGCCGCCCACGTCGGCCGCATGAACGACATTCAATCGACGTGCGCGGCCGACGGCCGATCGAAGGACGACGCCGAGCAGACCGAATTTTCCACGCTCAAGGCCGACGTCAAGACCATCGACGCCGAGCTCGTCGACGCGCGCGATATGGAACGGCTGAACATGGCCGCGGCCAAGGCGCCGGCGGCGATCGTGCCGGCCGCGAAGGCGTACGCGCCGATCACGGTCAAGCCGAACGTGCAGCCGGGCACCGCCTTTATCCGCATGGCGTGCGCGACGCTCGTCTGTCATGGCAACAAGCACGAAGCCGCCGAGTACGCCAAACGATGGGACGACACGACGCCCGAAGTCGGGCTGTACCTCAAGGCCGCCGTGGCCGCGGGCAACACGACAGATGCCGCCTGGGCCGGACCGCTCGTCAATCAGAACATTGCGTCCGACTTCATTGCGCTGCTCCGGCCCGCCACCATTCTGGGGAAGATCCCCGGCCTGCGAACCGTCCCGTTCAACACGAAAGTCCCCGCGCAAACGGCCGGCGGGACGTACGGGTGGGTCGGAGAAGCCAAGCCGAAGCCGGTCACCAAGCTGGCGTTTGGGACGGCGTCTCTCAGCATCGCCAAAGCGGCCGGGATCATCGTGCTCACCGAGGAATTGGTCCGCCTCTCGAGTCCGTCGGCCGAGGAACTCGTCCGCGCCGACATGATCGCGGGGATCGCGCAGTTCCTCGACGCGCAATTTATCGATCCCGCCGTCGCCGCCGTGGCCGGCGTCAATCCGGCCTCGGTCACGAATGGCGCCCCGACGGCCGCGGCCACGACCAGTCCCCTGGGCGACATCCTCGGCCTGATCTCCCACTTCGCGACGAACAACATTTCCGTCGCGGGCGTGACGTTCATTATGTCGGCGGCCAATGCGCTGTCGTTGTCCTTCCGGACGAATCTGGACGGATCGCCGATGTTCCCCGGGATCGGGATCGACGGCGGCAACTATCGCGGCCTGACGTTCATTACGAGCCAGGCCGCCGGCGCGAACGTGATCGCACTACAACCGGGGCTCATCCTCTACGCCGACGACGGCGGCGTGACGATTGACGCCTCGCGCGAAGCCTCGCTGCAAATGGACAACGCGCCGATGTCGCCCGCGGACGCGACGACCGTGTACGTCTCCCTCTGGCAAAACAACTTGGTGGGCCTCCGCGCCGAGCGGTTCATCAATTGGGCGAAAGCCAACGCGAACGCCGTCAAGTACCTGACGGGCGCCGCGTATCCGGCGCCGGCGGGGACGACGACGCTATCCGAGCAGAAGGCGCCCGCGGCCAAGTAAATGGGCGTCCTCGCCTCGGTCCGCTCGCTCTTGGCGCGCACGATCGGATCCGCCGCGGCCCCTGTCCGTGGCGGGTGGGCCTCGATCGTGCGCGAACCGTATACGGGCGCCTGGCAGCAGAACGTCGAAATCCGGCAAGACACCGTCTTGACGTATTCGGCCGTGTACGCCTGCGTGACCCTGATCGCGTCGGACATCGGCAAATTGTGCCTACGCCTCGTTGAACAGTCGGACGAGGACGTCTGGACCGAGGCCGACTCGCCGGCCTTCAGCCCCGTGCTTCGCAAGCCGAACCGCTATCAAACGATCCACAAATTTGTGGAGCAGTGGATCACGTCCAAACTCATTTGGGGGAACACGTACGCGATCAA